CCCTTTTGACAGGATTAAAAAAAGTGCTTGGAGAACCCACAGCAGAAGGATATATCGGAGACACCGGTGTATCGGTCAGAACTCTTGATGCGTATGCAGAAGCCCTGATGCCTACTATTACGGAGGAATCCTTGAATGATGATTTTTATTCAAGGCATGCTTCGGTGGTAAAAAAAATGGGCGGACAGATGCGTCATGAGAAATCGGAATTTATCAAGACCTATAAGCCGGACGATCATGGCGGACAACCGAAGGAGACCCCAGATGTGAATGCCGAAATGATGAAACGGATCGAGGCTCTTGAAAAAGAACGCGAGCAGGAACGCAAGAAAGCCCATGTCGATGGCCTTATCGCAGAGATTCAGAAAAAGTCGGATTCCTTGAAGGTAAGCCATAAGAATTTGTGGAACGATGCCGTGAAGATGGTAGAGTACAAAGATGGAGTGTCCGTCGAGAATGCTATCGAATCAGCAAAAAAGATTTATGAAAGCAAGCTGAAGGAGTATTTCGGTGAAGGTGCCGTTCCTTATGGAGGACACGGGAATGGAGGTACTACTATGTCAACGGAAGCGGCGAAGTTGAACCGTGAGGCTTTCAAAAAGCGTATGCAAGCGCAAGGCAGATTGCCGAAAGAAACGTAAAACTTAAAAACATAAGAAAATGGAAGAAATACAATTGGGAACGTTCAATACGATGGCGCAGCATGGCGCACAGTTCGGCGGGGATTTTCCCGTATGGCAAAGAGTCGACAAGCTTTACCAAGGCGGCGGTTATCTTGACCTGACGAAATTCAAAGCAGGTGATGTGATACATGCCGGAACCATGGTAAAATACAATGGACCCGGCAAACAAGTGGATGTCATCACGGCATCGGGAACTCCTGCCGTTGTAAAGCTTACCGTAACAACCGGAGCTACGTCATCAGCAGATTGTACGGTCGTTCTTGGAGATTTGGAGGTTGCCGTTACTCTTGCAGCCAGCGATGGCACTGACCAAGTAGCCACTAAAATCAATTCTAAGAGTTTCAGTGGGTGGAAGACATCTGTGGAGGGATCTACCGTAACGTTTACGCAAAGTACGGCAGCTCCCGTATCGAATATAGCATTTGTATCCGGAACGAGCGGAGCAAAGGCTTCTATGGAGATTTCTACCCAAGGAGTAGCAAAAATGGGTAAAGATTCGGATGTAAATGGTCTTGTATTCAATGACGTATGTATTCCAACAGGTTGTACTTTGGCTACTTGTGCTGTTGTAAGAGCCGGACGTATTTATGCCGATCGTGTCGCTAATGGAGGCATACCGGCCAGTGTAGAGGCAAAATTGCCCATGATAGAATTTGTGAGAGAATCGTAAGAAAAGGAGGATATGTTATGTTGACCAGAGATAAGAATTTTTACGACTTTGTAGGCCGGGGATTATCCTCTTTTGGCTATGAGGGAAATTCGTTCCAAGCATGGATCGATGAAATGTTTGCAAATAAATACAACGCGGACGCTACTTTTTCCCAGATGGGATTTCCTTTGAATCCCGATATTCCCATAAACCCGACGTATGAGCAGCTTGAAGCAACCATACGCCCTTACACGATGGCCGCATACGTGGACATCGATTCGGACGGACCGACCAAATCGACGGACGGACTTCTCTTGAAAATGGGGAAACTGCCGACGTTCAAGCATGAAATAACATTGAGCCGTAAGACTTTACGCGAACAAATGATGCTTGCCGACAAAATCGGAAACATTACCCCAGAGATGGAGGGTATCGTCATGGACCTTCTTTTCTACGGAATTGATGATTTGCTGGGCGGTAATTACAACACATTCCTTTACCAACGCCACCAAATTGTCTCAAACAAAGGCAAACTCGTCATCAATGCGGAAAACAATCCGCTTGGTATTCCGGTAGAAGTGGACTTCGGTGTTCCGAAAAAGAATATCAAAACCTCCACATGGTATACCAAATCGGACGATGCGGTTACGGAAGATTCCGGAGTATCGGGCGGAACGGTCGACCCCATCAAGGTGATGCGTGATGTGAGACGTAATGCGACAGAAAAAGATTTCGCACCGGCCGGACATTGGGAATGCGACCAAGTAACGTTCGACGACTTGATAAGCCTTCCGTATTTCCGAAAGATGTACGCGACTTTCATGCGCCCCGACATTACGGACGGAGACCAGAAACTCTCATACGCCAATCTCGTGGACGATGTAGCTATCAAGACATTTATCGAAGGTCGTATCGGAGCCCCTATCACTGTAATCGATTCGGTGTCGGCGGTAGAAAAGTTTGATACGGATACCAAGAAAATGTCCTACTCCAATCTTCGCAGTTTCAATGAAGGTGTTCTGGTATATGTTCCCGACGGGGCTCTTGGAGATGTACAATGTGGAAGACCCATCTATATGGATACTCCCGGATCACGAGTTGCTTTGTATGATGGAGGCCGTACATTGATACGCCAAGTTTTCAATGACGAGAACATGATACAAACCGTGAAGTCGGAGGTTACGGGGTTGGTTGTTCCCAACAAGACCCGCTGGTTCTATTACCTCACCGTAAAAGGAGCGTAGCCGATGGAAGCCGGACCAAATGAAACGGGGAAAGATACGGTCATGACCATCGAGGAATATCTTCGAGGGTGTGTCGGGTTTTCCATAGAAGACAATGCGATTGCCACGATACTTACAGACAGGAATATCCTTCGGGGTACGCCTGTCTGTGAACTATCGAAAAAGCAGAAGGACCTTTGTAAAGCGGATCTTTATATGTGGTGTGCGAGTACTCCGAGCATAACCAGCAGTGTAGAGGAGGCAGACGGGGACTGGAAGCATAAAACGGGAAGCACGCAGAGTTCGGCATACGACAAACGGAACTTGCGAATCATGGCCAATGAGATTTATGACAAGTATGGTGAAGGCACGTCGAAGGCGGGTATAAAACTAACCGCTTACGGCATGGGAACATGGAGGAGGAGATGATGCCGGATAATCCGAGACACCCGCATACCTGCAAGATTTACCGCATGGAAGGGGAGACTTCTTTCAAGGATGGTACAGAAAAGATCCTTTATGAGGGAGTCTGCCGGAAGTACGGCAATACATCGATACGGACGTTCTCTTCGAAAAATGTCGTGAAGGGGGATTATGCGCTTAGCGTTCCGGGTACAGTTTCCGGAATACGTGCGGGAGATCTTATCGATGTGAAAGACAGGCAAGGTGCGTTTTCTCGATGCCTTGTAACGGACAGCTATGCCGGAAATCTCGGAACAAAGGTCTATTTCAATATTCCCAAAAATTAAATGTATGGCAAGTGTGTACAGAAATAACCGGATCGCTTTGGATAACGGTTTCAAAAAGGCGAAAAATATCATGAGGGGGCATATTTATGACATTCTCATGTCGGCATCACATGCTTACCTAAAAAACATGCTGGAGGGAAAGGATTACGATGGTTTTACGGGGAACACACAGACATCGTACACGTGCGGGTTGTATGTAGATGGAAGGTTGACTGATGCCATAGTTTCCGGAAGCGCGATCAATGGACCCATACGATTGAAAGTGGAAAAAGGTAAAACCGTGTTTTTGGAACATCCATACGAAGGAAAACCGAGGCGTGTTACCGGAAAGGTCGACGTGGACAGGTTATATGGAAAGGATTCGGCTCTCGAGTTTCTACGGTCGTACAAAGATGTTCCCCGTAAAGGACTCGCCATTGTAGCGACTACGGGAACGGAATATTCGGAATACTTGGAAAATGTAAGAAAATTGAATGTCCTTACGGAGACATGGCAGAATGCAGGAGGTGTTTTGGGGAATCATATAAAACCTTTGTAGGAATATGGCACATATACAAAAATATTATATCGCGGAAGTCTTGCAGAAAGTATGTGAGGCGGTGTACGGCATAAGTGATCATGTATTTTCGGAACATCGTCCTTCGGCAACGGGTGAGCAAATGAATGATTTTATCGTTGTATCGCTGCCCGTTTCGATAGAGGATCAGAATTCTTATCAGAAAACGACCTTACGGATAGAGCTTGCCGCGAAAGATAAAGCGAACGGCATATCCGATACTTTAAAGCTGCAATCGATGCTC